ACGTTGCTCGCTTTGGTGGTGATAGGTCTGCACTGGCCAAGCGTCAGGGCAATGCTCTGATTGAGCCAATCAAGACTTGGAAGAACTTGGACTTGATGCAACTGACGGGTGCAGTGGTCGCAGAGTGGGAAGCCCTGCCGTCCAGCCAACGCCCACACGAAATCTTGGTGGACTCGATTGGTCTTGGCGCTGGCGTGGTTGACCGTCTGCGTGAGTTGGGTTTGCCTGTTCGTGGCATTAACGTAAGTGAGTCCCCTGCGATGGGTACGACCTACAAGAATCTACGCGCCGAACTTTGGTACAAGACCAAGGCATGGTTCGAGGCGCGTGACTGCCGCATCCCTTCCGACGAAGGCTTGGTGGCTGAACTGGCCACAGTGCGGTACTTCTTTACATCCAACGGCAAGATTCAGATTGAGTCTAAGGATGATATCCGCAAGCGTGGCTTGAAGTCCCCTGACTGCGCTGACTCGTTTGTCCTGACTTTTGCTTCAGACGCAGCCATCGGTATGTTCGGCGCGAATACTGCGCAGCAGTGGTCGAAGCCTTTGAAACGAAACCTTGCGCGGGTTGCATAATCACACCATTCCATTAACTTTGAAGGGGTAGACCATGAAGATTGATAAAGCCGCAGCCAAAATTGCGAAGGTTATGGGCGAGTTCAAGCGCGGCACATTGCACTCAGGTGCTGGCGGCAAGGTCGTGAAGAACCCAAAGCAGGGTATTGCCATTGCAATGTCCGAAGCCAAGATGCCAATGCGCGGCCAACGTACTGCAAAGAACAAAGCCAAAAAGTGATTCCAATTTGCATCGCCACAGTACACGGCAAAGGGTTGCCGGTACTGATTGAGTCCATCAAGCAATACGCGCCGGAGGCGTTTATTTACCTTCGTGGCCCTGCCGATGTTGTGAGCCGTTACGAGAACGCTCGCATCATTGTTGGCGAGCCGCGCAACTTCGGTGAGGACTACAACGAAGTCATTGATGACGCTTTGAAGTACCACACAGCTTGCGTTGTCTGTAATGACGATGTTGTTTTGACCCCCACCAGCTATGCCAGACTACTTGAAGACGTTGCTACGATTCGTGAGCTGGAGCCTTCGGTTGGTTGGGTTGCTTCTCGTTGCGATGCTTCTCGTGCTGTGCAGAACATCCGGTTCAATCGGGAAAACGAGAAAATAGACATGATGAAGTTCCACGCTGAGAACTACATCTTTCCCACCGATGTTGTCAGTCCAATCTTTGCGTATGTCTCGCGTGACGCATGGAACCACGGACGTTTCGGTCCGTTGAACTGGTACTCAGACGATGTGTCCTGCTTGGATATGTCGGCAAAAGGGTATTCGCATTACGTTTCCACATCGTATGTTCACCACGTTGGGAGCCAGACTGTTGGCCTTGACGCTCAAAAATTAGTCCTTGAGGCTCTGCCTTGGATACAGGAAAACCGTCCACAGTATGTCGAACAATTCTTTGGTTCTTAATTTAGGCTCTGGCAAAGATTGGCGCGAGGACTGCATCAACGCAGACATCCAGCGCCGGATTAAATCAGATTGGTGTCTAGACATTCAGGATGTCCATTGGGGTACTTTGCTGGTGACTCGCAAAGGCGACTTCCGTGTGAAGCGCGAGATGTTCGATGTCATCTTGGCCAACGATGTTCTGGAACACGTCCCCGATCTGGTCAAGACCATGACCAACTGCAAGGATTTGCTCAAAGACGGTGGCGAGATGCGTATTCATGTGCCTTACGACCTGTCGTATGGCGCTTGGCAAGACCCAACTCATGTGCGAGCCTTCAACGAAAAGTCGTGGCTGTACTACACGGATTGGCATTGGTATCTTGGTTGGGAAGATCGTTTCCACCTGAAGCATCTGGAGTTCACGCTCTCAAGCGTTGGGGAAAGTCTAAAATTACCGCAAGATGAGATTTTGAGGACTCCACGGGCTGTGGACTCCATGTACGTCATATTGCAAAAGGGCAAGAAATGAAAGTTCCATACGAGTTTGAGTCCGAGACAACCAGCGCGTTACTCAACAAGGCTAAAGAGCAAATCGAAGACTTGATGGAGTCGAAAGACCCTGAAGAAGTCAAAGAGGAAAAAGAAGAACATCAGCAGATGGATGACGAAGAACTTGAAGCCATGATTGGCCAAGAGATCACGGACGCTGTTTCTTACATCGACTCAGACCTGTCGCCAATTCGTGCGATGGCCACTCGCTACTACCGTGGCGACCCCTTCGGTAACGAAGAAGAAGGCCGCTCACAGGTCGTGGCGATGGAAACCCGCGACACGATTTCTGCGATGCTGCCGTCTCTGATGCGCGTCTTCTTCAGCTCAGAGAACGTGGTTGAGTTCATGCCCCGTGGCCCTGAAGATGTGCAGAACGCGCAGCAAGCCACAGATTACGCAAACTATGTGTTCTCGGCTGACAACAACGGCTTTATGACCGCATACGCCACATTCAAGGATGCTTTGGCTCGCAAGTGCGGCATCATGGAAGCCGTCTGGGAAGAAACCGAAGAAGTCCGTATTGAGCAGTATTCAGGCCTTGATGACCAGACTTTGCAGATGCTGATGCAAGAGCCAGAAGCAGAGATGAAGATCGTCGTGTCATACCCAGACGAGTCGATGCAAGGCGCTATGCAGCTCGACCCAATGACCGGCGAGCCACTGCCACCGGCCATGCTGCACGATGTCGAGATCAAGCGCATCGTCAAATCTGGCCACATTCGCGTGAACTCAGTCGCTCCAGAGGAGTTGATTCTTTCGCGTCAGGCTTTGGACTTTGAGAACTCTCCAATCGTTGGCCGTCGCAAGATGGCTTCAGTGGCAGAACTGATCTCCATTGGCTACGATGAAGACGAGGTGATGGAATACGTTGGCAACTCTGACTTGGCTGACAACGAGGAGATGCTGGCTCGCCACGCATTGAACAACCAGCAGTTCACAGACCAAAGCGCAAACCCAATGGAGCAGCGCGTCTTGTACTGCGAAGTCTATGTGCGCGTTGACTTTGACGGTGACGGCATCCCTGAGCTGCGCAAGATTTGCACAATGGGCCCAAGCTACGAAGTCAAGCGCAACTTGCCTTCAGCTTACATCCCGTTCGTGGCGTTCCCATGTGACCCAGAGCCACACACATCGCCATTGGAAGCTGGTTCGATCTTTGACATCACCCACGACATCCAAGAGATCAAGTCTGAAATCTTGCGCAATACGCTTGATTCGCTGGCTCAGTCGATTCACCCACGCACTGCCATCGTCGAAGGCCAAGTCAACATTGACGATGTGCTGAACAACGAGACAGGCGCTGTCATTCGTATGCGAGCGCCAAACATGGTGCAGACATTTGCACAGCCGTTTGTTGGCCAAGCTGCCTTCCCAATGCTGGACTATGTGGACAGCATCAAGGAAGACCGTACTGGCATGAGCAAGGCCGCAATGGGCTTGAACGCTGACGCTTTGCAATCTTCCACTCGCGCTGCTGTGAACGCCACTATCAGCGCCAGCCAAGGCCGTATCGAGTTGACTTCGCGTTTGCTGGCCGAAGGTATGAAGACCTTGTTCAAGAAGATTTTGTTCTTGACGGTCACACACCAAGACAAGGCTCGCATGATTCGTCTGCGCAACGAGTGGGTGCAGATCGACCCACGCTCATGGGACACATCAATGGATGTGACTGTGAACATCGGCTTGGGCAACGGCGACACCAACGAGAAGCTGGCCGCATTGACCACCATCGCAGCCAAGCAGCAAGAGGCATTGACTCAGTTGGGCGTGACTAATCCTTTGGTGACACCACAGCAATACGCTCGCACACTGAGCAACATAACTGAGCTATCTGTCTTCAAGGGCGCATCGATGTACTTCAACGACATACCTGACGATTGGAAGCCAGAGCCACAGCAGCCAAAGGCAACACCAGAAGAAGTGTTGGCCAAGGTGCAAGCTGAGTCGATTCAGGCTGACATCCAGAAAAAGGCAGCGGAACTAGAGCTGAAGCGTCAACAAATGATGCTTGACGATGACTTCCGTCGAGATCAAATGAATCAGGACAGACTACTTAAACAATACGAACTTGAGTTAAAGTACAACACACAGATCAGCACTGCCCAAATCGTGGCAGAGCAGAATGTGAATCGTGAGATAGTCAAAGAGCAATCGGCAATTGTCCAACAGGCAGCTCAACAGCAGCAGCCTCAAGTTCAAGACCCGTATATGCAACCCATCAACCCGCAAGGAATGGTCTAAATGAGCAATGAAGAAACCGTGAGAAAAGGGAAGAAGGCCGAGAGTCTGATACAGGACGAAGCCTTCTCAGCAGCTCTGCTGCAAATGGAGAACGATGCCGTCTGGGTTTGGAAAAGTACGAAGCCAGAGGACACCGTGAAAAGAGAGAGCGCGTGGCACATGATTCAAGCCGTTGAGCAGTTCCGTTTACAGATCAACAAGATCATGGACAACGGCAAGATTGCTCAACGTGACATTCAACGCGCTCAGAAATCATTGGTATAAAGGAATTTGGAAATGTCAGAAGGAAACGCCAACCCCACAGGGAGCATCCCAACAGGTCCAATGTCAGTGGACGAAGCGTCCAATGCACTCGCTCAAATGTTTGGTCCTGAAGAAGGAGAAACCGAACAAGAAGTCGAGGCGCAGTTGCCTTCGGATGATGAATCCGAAGACGCGGCATCTGTCGATGAAGAACTAGACACGCAAGACGATCAGCCTAGTGATGAAACGACAGATGAACAGTCAGAAGATTCTGATGAAACCGAGGAAGACGAACAGCCGCAAGTTTTCTCCGTCAAGGTTGACGGTAAAGAAATCGAAGTGACGCTGGACGAACTCCAAAAAGGTTACAGCAGAACCCAAGACTACACACGGAAAACGCAACAGGTGGCTGAAGCTCGTAAAGAGTTGGAAGCTGAATCTGCTGCTATTCGTGCCGAGCGTGAACAGTACGCTCAGTTGTTAGGAGCGTTGCAACAGCAACTTGAGACTGCTGGTGAACAGCCTGTTGATTGGGACCGTCTTTACGCAGAAGACCCCATTGAATGGGTACGCCAGCGAGAGTTAGCACGAGATAAGCAGGAAAGAAAAGCAGCTATTCAATCTGAACAGCAGCGCCTTTCTCAATTGACGGTGCAACAGCAGACAGAAGAAATGAAGGCAAAACTTGCTCAAGAGCAAGAGTTGTTGATTGCTTCTGTGCCTGAGTGGAAAGACCACAGAAGGCTAAAGCTGAAAAAGCTCTACTCGTAGAATTCGGTCGCAAGATCGGTTTCAGCGAGGATGAACTCAAGAATGTCTATGACCATCGGGCTGTCATCGCGCTGCGTAAAGCTGCGCTGTATGACCAGATGGTGTCCAAGCGTAAGGACATCAAACCCGTAGTCAACAACGGCCCACGCCCTGTAAAGCCTAGTGCAGCAGGACGAGTCTCCACATCAACTGAGAGTACACGCGCAAAACAGCGTCTTGCAAAAACTGGTCGCGTCGATGATGCGGCTAAAGCAATTGAACTTCTTATGAAATGAGGCACTTAAATGGCAATCGTAACTAACACCTTCACCACCTTTGATGCCAAAGGCATCCGTGAAGACCTGAGCAATGTAATCACCAACATCGCTCCCGAAGAAACTCCATACATGAGCAACATTGGCCGCGAGTCAGTGAGCAACTCTTTGTATGAGTGGCAAACAGACACACTCGCTTCCGCGGCTGCTAACAAGCAGTTGGAAGGTGATGATGTGACTTCGTTTGACGCTGTGACAGCTACTGTGCGTATGCAAAACTACGCTCAGATCAGCCGTAAGACAATCGTGTTGTCTGCTACTGAAGAGACTGTCAACAAAGCTGGCCGTAAGTCTGAACTGGCTTACCAAATCGCCAAGCGCGGTTCTGAGTTGAAGCGTGACCAAGAATTCACCATGTTGAACGGCGCTATCGCTGCTGCTGGTAACAGCACCACAGCTCGTGGCACTGCTTCTCTTGGCGCTTTCGTCAAGACAAACGTGGATATGCAGACCAACGGTGCAAACCCTGACTACACCACTTTGCCTAACAGCGCCCGTACAGACGGCAACGTCCGTACCTTCACTGAAACCATCTTGAAGAACGTGATTCAAAAGGTGTGGTCTGCTGGTGGTACACCAAAGATGTTGATGGTTGGCCCTGTCAACAAGCAGCGCGTGTCTGGCTTCTCTGGTATCGCATCAAGCCGTTTCAACATTGACGGTGGCGCAAAGCCAGCGACTTTGGTTGGCGCTGTTGACATCTATGTGTCTGACTTCGGCAACGTGCAAGTTATCGCTAACCGCTTCCAGCGTGAGCGTGACGCATGGGTGATCGACCCTGACATGGCTAAGATGACCACTCTGCGTCCTTACCAACAAGTTGAACTCGCCAAGACTGGTGACGCTGAGAAGCGTATGCTGATCGTTGAGTGGGGTCACAAAGTGTTGGCTGAGAACGGTATGGGCTTGGCCGCTGACTTGATTACTTCTTAATCAAACCAAGGAAAGGGGCGGGGTAACTCGCCCCTTTTTTTTATATGAACGAATCACGACTATTTGACTATGACGAGTACACAGGCATTAAAAAAGTCTGGCACTACGACGAGGAAAAAGACGAAGCAACGATTGAGACTTTACAAGACGTAAAACCAATCATTGAGATGAACAAACTGGACTTGGCACAGTCCGACAACAATGGCTGGAAGGGTGAATTCCATCATGTTGCACGAATCCCGTTGTCGATCTACTACGAGCTGAAGGCTCAAGGTAAATTGGACGATGACGCTTACATGAAGCGTTGGTTAAACGACCCTGACAACAGATTCTTCCGAGTAAAAGAAGGACAAGTATAAAAAATGACACAAGAAACCGTTAAATATATTGCCGTATGCACACCAGCGCGAGATATGGTCCACGCGAACTTCACGTTCTGCTTGGTCAATATGGTGGCGTACCACACACTCAACACACCTGATGCGATCTGCCTGAAGATCAACCAAGGCACACTGATTCAGAATCAACGTGCTGATCTGTGCCTTGAGGCTATGCGTGAAGACTGCACTCATGTGCTTTTCATCGACTCAGACATGACTTTCCCGCAGGATATGGTTGGTCGCTTGTTGGCTCACAACGAAGACATCGTGGCCACCAACTGCGCTCGCAGACGTATGCCTACAGGCCCGACAGCTCGCGGCTTAAATGGTGAGCTTATCTATTCAATGCCTGAATCAACTGGCTTGGAAGAAGTCGAGTCGATTGGTATGGGCGTGATGCTCATCAGCCGTAAGGTGTTTGAGTCACTGTCAGAGCCTTGGTTTGAAACTCCTTGGCGCACAGACAAACGTGGCTATATTGGCGAAGACGTTTTCTTCTGTCGCAAAGCAAGGGCTGCTGGCTTTAAAATCTACATTGACCACGATGTGTCGAAGGAAATCGGACACATTGGGACATTTGAATTTAGGCACGATCACACTTGGGTGATGCGTGACTTGGATAAAGCACAAAAGGCATCCTAATGGCACTCTCGACATACTCAGAACTGAAGTCCTCAGTTGCAGATTGGCTCAACCGCACAGACCTGACTTCAGCAATTGCTGACTTCGTGTCTCTGGCTGAAGCCCAGATGGAGCGCAAGTTGCGCACCCGTCAAATGCTTTCACGAGCAAATGCGACCATCGACACTGAGTATGCCGCTGTGCCAACAGACTTCCTTGAAGCCAAGTCGTTCAAGCTGTCAACAAACCCTGTCACTGCATTGGGTTTTGAGACTATTGATTCTTTGGACAACTTGGCTGCTCAATACTCATCTTCTGGCAAGCCACGGTTTTTCACAGTTGCTGGTGGCCAGTTCCGTTTCTTGCCAGTGCCTGACTCGTCATACACAGGCGAGTTGGCCTACTACGCAAAACTCAGCAAGCTGTCAGACAGCAACACCACAAACTGGTTGTTGACTGCTGCTCCTGATGCTTATTTGTATGGCACTTTGATGCAAGCTGCGCCATACCTTCAGGATGATGCGAGAATTGGAACATGGTCAGCTTTGTATTCATCAGCACTTGAGGAATTGCAGATTGCTGATGACAGGGGCGCAACATCAGGTGGCGCTTTGATTGCTCGTGCGAAGTCTTTTGGATAAGGAATAAGAGATGTCATCTTTCACCGATTACACAGAGAACTTGGTTCTCAACTGGTTGTTCACAGCCAACTCAGCAACACGCCCAACAGCTTGGTATGTTGGTTTGTTTACTGCTGCACCATCAGACACTGGCGGCGGCACTGAAGTCACAGGCAATGCCTATGCGCGTACTGCAACAGGCACTATGAGCGTTTCTGGCACTTCTCCTACCAACTGCACCAACTCGGCTGCAATCGAGTTTGCTGCGGCTTCTGGTGGCAATTGGGGGACTATCACGCACGTTGCGGTATTTGACGCTTCCACATCAGGCAATATGCTTGGTTGGGCTGCATTGACAACTTCACGCACGATCAATGATGGCGACATCTTGCGTATCCCTGCTGGCGATCTCGACATCACATTGACCTAAAAGGAGATTCCTAATGTCTTTTGTTCTTAAAGACAGGGTTAAGGAAACTTCCACAACGACTGGAACTGGTACTTTTACCCTTGCGGGTGCAGCGACTGGTTTCCAGTCGTTTTCCGTTATTGGCAACGGAAACACTACGTTTTACACAATTGTTGACTCTGCTGCTGGTGCATGGGAAGTCGGGATTGGTACATATACATCTTCAGGAACCCTGCTGTCTCGTGACACGGTTCTTGAATCAAGCAACTCTGGTTCATTAGTCAACTTTGGCTCTGGCAGCAAAGATGTGTTCGTCACCTATCCAGCAGAACGTGCTGTCATTGGTGGCAAAGGTTTGATTGAGAACTCATCAACCATTACAGAAGATGTGACGGTCACAACTGGAAGCAATGCTGGTTCATTTGGTCCAGTGACGATCTCATCTGGAATCACAGTAACAGTGCCTTCTGGCTCAGTTTGGACAATCGTATGACAGTTACTATCAACGGTACTAATGGTATTGATAAGGTTGCAGCAGGGGCTATTGAAAAAGCTGACTTGCCAGCTGGTGCTATTTTGCAAGTTGTTAACGCAACTGTTACTGCGGAAGCATCAAACAGCACTTCAACATTTGCTGATACTGGATTAACTGCAACAATTACACCAACAAGTACAACTAGCAAAATTCTTGTGTTAGTAAATCATTGTGGATGCGGGAAAACGAATAACAATACTGGGTTACAGATTAAATTGCTTCGCAATGGGTCGCAAATTGTTTATTTGGAAGATGCCGGTTGTTATTCAAATTCAACGGCCTCAAATTTCATTGGTTCAGTTAGTTGCAGCTATCTAGATTCCCCAGCAACAACATCTGCCGTAACATATAAGACCCAGCTTGCATCTAGGGGGAACAACGCAGTCGTTTATGTACAAACATACGGCTCCGTACTAGCAACGTCTACTATTACTCTTATGGAGATTGCAGCATGAAAAAACACGAAGCGATTTATAAGCTGCACCCTAATGTTGTCACTATTCGTGGTGATGAAGCCTTTGACATCAACGGAAACACTGTTACCTATGACGAAGCCGCTGTGCAAGCAGAAATGCAAGCAAACGCTTACGTCAACCAACGCGCTGCTGAGTATCCACCAATCGCAGACTATCTTGATGGCGTAGTAAAAGGTAATCAAGCACAGATTGATGCTTACATTGCAGCTTGTCAAGCTGTAAAAGCTAAGTATCCAAAGGAATAACATGGCAGCTAAACTATTAACAGCAGCTGGTGGTGGCATCACGTTAGATGCTGCATCAACTGCCACCGATAAGACTCTTACGCTTCCTGCGCACACAGGAACTATTCTTACAAACAAAACTGCTGGTACTGTGTTGCAGGTTGTGCAAGGAACGTATTCAACTATTAGCACAATTGCAAGTTCAACACTTGCCGATACAGGTTTGTCAGCATCTATAACTCCCTCAGCTACATCTAGCAAAATTCTTGTTATTGCGCACATGTGTGGCGTATACAACGGGAGTGCCAATGGTTACGCTCGTTTTGTAATTGACAGAAGTGGGATAAGTATTACTAACTTTGGAACTGCAACAGGTTATTCTTCCGCAGGAGCTTCTGGGGGAGACGCATCTACCACATACTTAGATTCTCCTAGCTCGGCATCTTCTTTGACATACAAAATTAGGTGGAACCGTGAAGGCTCTGGAACACTGACCTTGAACAATACATCAGCGTCTGCCCCAACAGCAGGTACATCAACAATCACACTCATGGAGATTGCAGCATGATTAACCACAAAGCTATTTATGCGCTTAATCCATCAGTTGTTTCAATACGAGGCGAAGATGCGTTTGACCAAAGCGACAATCCAGTTGTGTATGACAAAGCTGTTGCTGCGGCTTGGGTTGATGCTGAAGCATACAAAGACAAACGTGCAGCCGCATATCCAAGCATTGCTGACCAACTTGACTTGTTGTACCACGGTGGCATGGACGCATGGAAAGCAGCCATCACAGCAGTTAAAGAGGAGTTCCCTAAATGAGCGTCCAAGTAAGCGGTGACAAGATCACCTTCTCAGACAATTCTGTATTAGGCAGCGCGTGGACGGGCTTCAAGAACCGCATCATCAATGGTGCGATGATGATCGACCAGCGTAATGCGGGGGCTAGTGTTTCCATTACAACTGATGCTAAAAACTATGTGATGGATAGATTCTGGGCTTACGACAGCACTGACGGTGACTTTTTGTTACAACAGGTTTCAGATGCGCCAGCGGGATTTGTAAACTCTGCAAAAGTTACCATTACAAACGCTGATGCAAGTGTTGGCTCTGGGCAGTATGCTGGTTTTTCTCAGTTAGTTGAAGGA